TCAATTACTCCATTTAAATATAGTTTATATGTTTCTATTTATTAAACTTTTAATTTAGAGAATTTGTCATATTTGTCTTCTTCTTGTCCTGTTTTTGAGAATGGATTAACATCATCTGGTCTACCAGACATGTTAGGGCCTTGTCCTTTACCGAATCCTTGTCCTTTATCAGCAATCGGTACTTCACTTTGCCCGTGGTCTACAAGTTCATCTTGTGCTTTGAGTTCTACATCAAATAGTTTCATCTTACTTCTATCTATTCCTATGATGAATCTCTTATTCATTGTAGGGTCATAGTATCTGTTCTTTAACTGTTTGACACAGATTTGATTGAGTTCTTCTAGTTCCTCTGTGGATATCAACGCAAACATCAAGTCGGCAGTTGCAGGTAATCCAAAACTTTCTGAGGTATCTTCAAGTCCAACATCTGTATTAGAGAATCCACTTCTGGTTGTTTGAGTTGCAGACATGATTGGAACATTACTTTCTACTGCAAGTCCTCTAAGTTCTTCTGCAATAGATTTAACTATTGTATAAGAGTTCATAGAGCTCCCCGCTCTAAATCTACTTGACGCACAGATGTTTAGATAATCAATAAAGATAATATCTGGTTTGAAAGATTTCTTGATTGCAAGTTCTTTCAGTAATCCTCTAAAATGTCCACTATGTGCAGATGCAGTAGGATATTCTTTTATGATAAGTTTACCTTTTGCTTTCTTTTGTAACTTTGCAATCTTATCATTAAACATCTTCTTAGGTAAATCATGTAAATCTGGTATACTGATATTCATCATATTTGCATCTATTCTTTCTGCAATTCTTTCTTCTGCCATTTCAAGAGTAATATACAATACATTCTTTCCTTGTGATAAACAGTTTGCAGCCATATGACACATGAACAAAGATTTACCGACACCTGTTCCTGCCAATGCAATATTCAAAGTCTTTGGTGGAAGTCCGCCTTTGGTAATCTTATTGAAAAAGTCTAAATCAAATGGTATTCTTTCTTCTTTGTGATGATAGAAATTATATCTTGATTCGGAATCTTCTAGATAATCATGACCAACAGAGTTATCAAAAGATACTGCAAGTGCCTCTGTCAATATTTCTGGTATGGCATCTGGTGATTTATCTTTAGACTTACCATCTATAATACCAACACCTTCTACGATTGCATTGTAGATTGCTTTATCTTTACAAAACTTTTCAGTTGTATCTACTAACCACTCAAAGTCAATAGATTCTGGTTTGAGTGTTTTAATGATATCAACAATCTTTTTATGCTCTATCTCATTTAAATCTTTTCTATTACTGACCTCAATTTCTAATGCAGTATGTGTAGATGGTTTATTATACTTATCTACAAAGTTTTGTATTTCATCAAATATTATTCTTTCTTCTTTAACATCAAAATAATCAGCTTTTATAAAAGGTAAAACCTTTCTAGCAAATTCTTCGTTGTTAATCAGATTCGATAATATCGTTCTCTCTATTGTCTGATTTTCCATATTCTTCATCCATTATATTAACTAATATATCACCTATTAAATTTACCCAATCTTCACCAAATTCTTCTCTTGGCACCGAGTTATTATCTATGATATCAAACTCAAACTGAAATGGCATATTACCATCTTCTGTTTCTTCACCAAGTGAAACTTTTCCATACTTATAAATTACACCAGCAAACTTACCACCCTTGATACCAATACAAGTTTGGTCTTGTGTTTTACTTTCTACATATACATATGATTCTTTAATATTAGACATAATGTAAATAAGTTTGCATAATATACTTCGGTTCTTTTATTGGTTTTGTTCCAGCATGTAACCAAGGCCACATTGGTGGAAACATTAACATACTACCTTTCTTGCACTCAGCATATTTGTCTAGTTGTGGAAATGTAGTTTTACCTTCTTCATTATCTGAAAGATAAATAAAAAAAACTAAAAACCTTGTAGATGTTTCTTTTCTTTTTACATCTACATGTGGTCTAAATTCATCATGGTCATTTGGTAAATATCTTTTTATACGAATAGGTTCCCACATATAATTAGTTGGCATTTGTTGTGGTGAAATTTCTAGGTCTGTCAAATATTTAGTAAATGCATTTTGAAAAATCTCTGTAAATTTTTCTATTTCTGTATTCCAAATTTGTGGTGACTTTGCCATATTTAATTGTGTAAAAATCATTCCTCTTACATCAAATAATTCATGTTGATTTTCAAACTGTTCAAATTTATCAACAAGATTATCACAAGTCTGTATATCAAGTTCATCATCATAAACTTTTATTAATCTATCCATTTTTTAAAGTCCAATCTATTGCTACTCTCTTTTTGTCTGATATGATATCTTCTGCTCTGTGTTTTACTCTAGGGTCAAAAACAATAAAGTCTCCAGCCTCTAATTTATGAACATCATTTCCATGTTCAAATCCACCACCATCGGTTTCATGATTCCAATCTGAATTTAGTATTCCTAATACTTTAATGATTGGTGTATCTTGCAGTTCATCTTTTTCATGGTCTGTGTGTATATTATCTTCTCTATGTTTATCTTTCATAGACACACCACAAAACAATAGGTCTAGGGGAACATTGATATTTTGTTGTTTTGCTTTTTCATGAATCATCATTAGTAAACTCATAGATACACCAGCCAAAAATTCATCATGCATTGTATCACCTTGTATGATATCAATCTTTGCATGTTTATCTTCAAATGGTTTACCCATAGGATAATTGAAGTTCCATTTTCTAGACTTTGTAATTTGATGTTTTAAAAAATCTAAGAATAATGGTGTACAACAATTATTCAGTATCGTTGCCATATTTAAATTCTTGTTTTACAGCTTCTTCAAGTTGTTTCATGATATCATCTGTAAAATATTTTTCTGGGTCATTGTTAATTGTTTTAGCATATTGTTTAGTACCATCTGGTAACTCAATACGAGTTGATACTTGATTAAAGATTCCATGTTTGATTGCCAAGTCTAATAATCCATAATATTTGTCAAGTCCTTTATCATAAGTTAAACGAACATCAACAATTTTATTTTCAATCGTTAATCTAGATTTATGATTTTTACAATGAACAATACTTCCAATTACCTCAGTGCCATCTTTTTCTTTTTTCTTAGAGAGATAAACAATACTAGAGGCAGCATATTTTAATCCACTACCACCGCCCATTTCTTTAGACGGAAACATTGAACCAATTACATCATAAGTATGATTCGTTACAACCATTGGTACTTTTGCTTTTCCAAGTTTTAAAGTTAAAACTCTAAATGCAGCTTTTAAAACTTGTGCTCTTGACATATCTCTAGTTTCTTTTCCTGCCTCGGTGTCTTCTACTTCTTTTGTAGTAGATAACATACCAAGTGAATCTAAACATATAAAGAGAGGTCTTCGTATATCTACATCTTGTTGCATATATCTATCTAATACTTTTAATGCTTGATGTCTAAATTCTTGTACAGTTGTTACTGGCATTATCACCATTCTGTTTGCATCTATTCCTCTATCAACAACCATTTGTTTAGTGATTGCACTTTCTGATTCAAAATATACAACGCCCCCATTTTCATGTTGGTCTAAAAAGTTTTTAACCATACCCATAAGAAAGAAAGTTTTTCCTGTTGCACTTTCTCCAGCCAGAGCAGTTATCTTGTTTTGTGGAAGTCCACCATAGAGTGAACCTGATAGTAATGCATTGAAGACATGAGAACCTGTATCAATAAAATCTTCTACATCTCCAGCCTCTACACCTTCTGAAACGATTCCAGCATATTCGTTTCCTGTTTCTTTAATAACATCTTTTAAAAAGTCATTCATAATTTTCCCCTACTTAATTGCAATTGCACCAACAAACATATGATTACGCCAGAATGGTTGAGCAGTTTTAAATCCAGCACATTGTAACATACCTTCTAACTCTTTCCATGTATTAGGTTTCAACATATTTCTTAGTGTCTTTTCTTTTTCTAAAATATCTGATGCCTCAAAATGTTTTCTTTTGTAATCATAAAAATTAAAAGTTATCATTTCTTGTAATCTTGAATCATCACAAACTGTCTTTTCTGCGAAAATAAAAGCACCACCAAAATTTAGTCCATTGTAAATATTTTGTAATACATCAAATCTATCCTTTCTAGGCATAAACTGTAATGTAAATATTGATGTTACTAAACTACAATTTTCAAACTTGTAACCACGAACATCTTTCTTTTGAAAATCAACATTTGCCCAATAGTATTCATTTTTCATTCTTTCATGTCTTGCATCAAGTTCATTAAAAAAACTAGGAGCAAGTTCTATACCAATATAATTTGCATACTTACAAAAATGTTGATTACTTTTTACAAAGGCCTCTGTTAATTTTCCTGTTGAACAACCGATATCAATTACATTCGTTTCATCTTCTACAAAGTTTCTAGATAGACTAACTATGTCATCTAGTAAGTTTGTATATCCACGAATAGAATGTTCAATGTGGTCATCAAAACCTTCCTCTCTTTGAGCAAAGGTAAAGTCATAATTTTTAGACATGATTTTTACTCCATTCATTATATGGTTCTATTACATTCTTATAGACAGCCCCAGCAATGGCCTTCATCATTAATGAGGGTACCATTCTACCACATCTTTCTATTTTCTGTGACATAGAACCAGTCACTATAAAATCATCTGGTAGTGCCATTATACGCTTTATTTCACGAATTGTCAACCTTCTTTTTGCAATAAAATGGCAAACATCTGCATTTGTTGTAATTGTAGGGGCTGGATGGTGTCTAGACATCTTTTTAACATTGAAATGCCATCCTTTAGGATGAAAGTCATTTCCCCCTAATACTTTATCTGGGTCATCTGGCATGAGAGATGCCGTATCTTTATAGTGTGCAGAATTTAACCAAGTCTCTGTACACCATTTTACTTCTTCTGGGTCTAGTTCTAATCCGTCTAGGGCCTCTCCTGCCGTAACTACATCTTTACTTTCTTCTGGGAAAATACTTGCTATGTTCATAAATGTTAATCCTATAGCCTCAGTTACATCTTCACGAACAGCAATAAAAATTACTCGCCTTCTAGACTGTGGCACTCCAAAATGAGATGCATCTAAAATTTTATATGATACATCATATCCTATTTTTTCAAATGTGTTTACAATTTCATTTAGTTTTAATTTTGCTTCACCTGCAAGAAGACCTG